TTCTTCAAGTGTGTCGTTGGACATTTTGAACATAAAAAAAGCCACCGGATTTGGTGGCTTAGACCCTGTTAGCGAACAGGTACGAACTAGGTTTAGTGCCTCTAGTTATGGCAAATCTTTCACCCCAGTTGTTCTGTCATTTGCAATTGGGGTGGGGGTTAGGCTGCGGATTTCGGTAAGAACTTCACACCAGCAATCACACTGCTGTTTGTTCCATCAGTTCCGACTTGTACGTAATGTGTAGATGGTGTTCCCTTTGACATCGTATAACTTCCAATATATAGCCAATCTCCAGACTGACCACCTTGGTTTTGATCTACCGTGATGTTCGTTGTACCCGCTCCATGAACTATGGTGATTGGGGTTACCGTGCTTCTAGCATTGCTGAAATGCACAAAGTAATTGATGTAAACATCAAATACGCCAGACTCAAGGAGATTAGGCGCAAACTTCTGTGATGCTCCAGAAGCTGAAGATGAAGCGTGCTTCATCTTGACGGTCCCGCGAGGAAATGTTGCTGTAGTCCATGCGCCTGTAGTAGTGAGCGTCCCCCCAGTGTATGTTGTACCGTCCACGCTCATGATTGCACCATTCGCTGGAACTATGTCGCCATAGAAGTCCATCACACGCAAGACTTCTGCATTGGGGCAGCTTTGCACGTTACCGTCGGTATATGCAGACCATGCAGCAAGCAATTTGGTCGCAATGTCATCAGGGACATCAGACTTCTGCTTAGGAGACCAATTTACAAGGCGTCCCGTCAATGGGGTTTCGATGTAATTGACAGTGCCCCAGTATTGAACCGTCGTTGTCATACCAATCCTAAATTAGTGCAGCAATAATCTGCGCGATTTGTTCATCCTCTTGCTGCTGGTGCATCTCTGCTACCAACTCAAGATAGATCTCCTTGTATGCCTGCTTGTAGGCAAATCCCAATTCATCCAGTGCATTGCGCATGTCGCGCTCTGCCTGTGCCTTTGACAGCGTTGGGCTTTCAATCTTCTGTGCAGCCTCTGCCGAGATAACCTCTACAACCTCATCAGGTAACTGCTCTACCTTCTTTGCAATAGGAGAACCGAGCAACTTCGCCCAGTACGAATCCTTGCCGTGGCGCTTTGGGTTGTACCCATGCACCATTTGAATCTCACCACTCGATGTGGAGTCGGTGAGCTTCTGACCTTCTACAACGTAAGAACCCGATGAAAGATCATCTATGTATGCTGTACTACCTGTCTTAACGTCCGTAAGGGATTGCCCTGTGTAGACGTATGAACCATTCGCAAGTCCGTCAAACCTTGCCAACAGATCAGCAATTGCCTGCCCTGCCAGTGCATAAGCACCTGTTGACAGTGAGTCTGTAACGACCTTGCTATCAACTGCCGACTTGCCGGATATTGCGTAAGAGCCAGTATTAAGACTGTCCGCATAAGCAACTGGACCACCGCCTGTGGTAATTACGTCCGTTACGTTCTTACCCGAGTAAACGTAAGCACCAGCCGACATGGAGTCGGATGAAGCCTTAACGTCTGCAATACTTTGACCGGCAACAGAGTACGAACCCTTTGCCAGAGCATCAGCACGACCTACTGCGTCTGTAACGCTTTTGCCTGTGTATGCATAAGCACCACTTGATGCCGTATCACCACGCGCTACAGAATCCGATACCGCCTTACCAGTAACAACATACGTACCAACTGACAGCGTGTCAGCATAGGCTGTTGGTCCGCCGCTGCTAATTAACCTAAGCAGCAGTGACATTTAATTTACTCCCAGCCGTAAACCGGAGTTACACGGTGTACAACCGTTCCAGTAGTACCCGCTGTACCAATGTGGCGTGTGCAGAGTTGCAGGAATTCGCCAGGATTGATAAAGATTGGAGCGTCACCAAAGTCCACAAACTGAGTGGGTTGGCTCACTAGAGTGGACACAGCCTGCGCCGATGTAACCACTTGAGTGAACGGCAGCGCAATACGACGAGGAGCCTTCGTTGCAGTTGCGCCGCCAGCCTCTGCAGTCGCAAGCGACACGGCGGTGTGACCGAATGCGAGGAACCACTCGGCGATGTACGGGCCACCAACGATGACGGTCTGAACGTAGCTCGACAGGTACATCCCACGTAGAACCAGTCTGCGGGCTGGGCTGTTCACAGAGCCAACTGGCACCTGATACGACATGATGATGCCGTCGGTGTTGGCAGCGAGAGATACCGTTTCCCAGAACGTGCCACCCAAGCCAGAGCCGAGTGCGGCAGTGGTGGTTGTTGGCACAGCAGCTGTGACGTTAGCCTCGTTACCCGTGGTGATCGTGCCTGTACGGGCAATCGTTCCGTAGGTTGCAGAACCCGCCAATGCTTGATAGCTGCCGTACAAGCGGCTGCCTTGAGTTGATGGAGTCGTTGCAATCTGGATGCCACCTTGACGCAGGTTGTAGCGCGAGATGTTTGCCGAGATCGTTGCTGCACCAGCGCCGCCAGTGATGCGCTGCTTGAAGAACACCGAGCCAGCGCCAGCCATCGACACGACACCAGTACCCGATGGGATTTCAATCTCACCAAGCAACACAGCACCCGTGCCATCATCGACCCAGAAATATGCCTCGGTCGTGGATTGATAGACGATGAACTGGTAGCGCTTGTTGTTGGTGTAAGTCCATGTGCCAACACCAGCAGGACCAGTGAACACACCGGTTGAGACTTCAGTTCCGTTGATCGATGCGATGCCTTGCAGTCCAGCAGAGGACAGACGGAAGAACACGCCGTCCGTTGGAGCAGTCGTCGTTGTGCCACCCAGACCAACACCCCATTCAATGAACGTGTTCGCTTGAGGCTGGGCAGTGAAGCCGATCTCTGCATCGAGCGAGAGAGTCGTTGTGCCGAGCGTCGGGAATGTAGCCCATGTGTTGACCAGCGTTCCAGTCGTCGTCGTCGTGATGTTGCCGCTGTTCGTCGTCAACTGACCAGCAGTCCAGCCGTTGGTCATCGTCGTGTTCAGGTACGAATGCTTCGCCGTGTTCTGAGCGGTGTAGTTGAACCACTCGTCGTCCAGCAGCAAGTCCTGAGACACGCGCACCCGATAGTCGAAGTCAGCCTCTGGAGACTTCAGCGTCGGGAAGTTAGTGATGTAGCCCTGATCCACTTCCGTGAAAATGCGCATGCCGCCGATGTTCGCGGGATTGGAAATCGCGTTGGTTTCAGGCGTCACCTTCACTGCGTTGTAGGTGTTTACCTCGGCTTTATTGCCTGACGTACCGCCAACAATATCAACATCTAATGCCATTTAGTCGCTCCAGACCCAACGGACAGTCCAAGTGCCTTGCAGCTTGTCTATTGCCCGTGCGTAAATAGTGAAACCTGTTGCAGCAGTGGGTGTGCCGCAAGTGAGTGCCATGAACAATGGCGCATATTTGTGATCCGCAGCCGTGTGACCAGTGGATGTGTCATCACCCATGATCCAAGACTCTGCCTTGCTTGTTGCACTGATCGTTGTTTGACCGGTCACCGTGACAGACGTTTCGTTCTTGCCAGGGAAAGCACCAAAGTCAACAGTGGCAGTGCCAGTACCGTTTGCCATTAGGTAACCGTGTAGGTTCCATTGGTTGGATCAAGCGTCGGCGTGTATGTATCACCAGCCGCCAAGGTAGTTGGTGCGCCTCGATCCCAATAACCAATACATTGCGTGTTTGTCAGGTTGTACAGAATGACGTACTGGAAAGTGAAGCCAGCGCCAGATGCTGTCCATGTTGGAGATGCAGGAGCCGCCAGAACCAGCTTGTAAACACCACCTGTCTGTGATGCGCTTGTCACCGTACATGCAACACCGCCTGCCGTGTAGCCACCACTTGTAGCCAGTTCGCTAGCGCTTGCTGCTGTGGTGTTAGTCGCCACATTAGGCGCAGTGTTTGACAGAATCAGTCGCCATGAATCAGTCTGTGGATTAGCGGCCTCTTGCAGAACCTCAGTGCCGATCTGGTATTTAACGTAGGTAAGTGTTGCCATTACATTTCAACCCGTTGCCCACTGAAAGAACCGTCTGGGTTCTTCACAATGGATATTTGTGCCTGCCGAGGTGTGGCGATGTGCTGCAACAGTGCTTCATGCGTCTGCATCAGACGTTCCATGATCAGGTTTGACTCATCACCAGCAACATCAGCTGCAGGAGCGCCAGCGGCATTGATCCTTGCAATCTCAATCTGACCAGCAATCCGCATAGCTTCAGTTTTGAGCGTTGTATCTTGCTGCGCCATGATCTTCATGCGCTCACGCTCATCAATCGCCTGCTCTTTCGCAATTGCAAGACCTTGATCTTGTTCGCCGGACTCTTCACCCTGCTCCTGCGCTTCCTCGATCTCATCCAGAGCATCACGCTTTTGCAGTTCAAGTTTCAGAGAAATAGCCTCGGCTTGTGCCTTCTGTGCAGCCAACTTAGCCGCACCGGCTTCCTCTTCCTTCTTTTGCATGTCAGACTGCATTGCCTGAATCACATGGTCCAACTGTCCAACCTGCTGCTGCATCTGTTGCATAGCCTGCTGTACCTGCGGAGGAACTTCTTCAGGCTTTTTCTCTTTGTCGATGTCCTGCTGAATCTGAGGCAACAAAGTGAACTTCAGACGGTCTGCCATCTCATCAGCACCAGGCCAATCCATGTTTTTCACCAACTGATCACCAATGACTTGCCACAGCGCAGGATTTGATTGCGTCATCGCAGTCATTGCATCCAATGCTTCCATGCGGCGAGTGGTGAACGATGGACCGGACGTTGTGTAAACGTCATAAGTACCAATCGTCGGATTGAAGATACGTTGAATCTCTCCAGAGTCATCGCGAAACTCAGTAATGGCTTCAGGATGCTCTGGGTCCAACGTAGCCTTGTTGACCGATCCATCTTCACCAAGAATCCGAGCAACACGCTGCGTGTCGTAAATCTTGGGGATCATGTCCAACACAATGCGCCCAATGTGGCGAATCGCACGGCCCAAGTTGTCAACATAGTGGAAGGTTGCGTTGTCGCCTTCACGCTGACGGGCCATGATTGCACGACCAGACGTTTCATTCGACTTTTGACCGAGCGAGGCATCGTACTGACCTGTCTCTGCCTTGATGTCATCAGAAGCGCCCATAGCGATCTGATTCAATCCTGCCTCAACTACCGTACCAACAGTCCTATTCGGCGCTGGAATCGGGTTTCCTTCTGCGTCAACATGGTTGTATGGCAGGAACGCATGGTTTGAAGTGTTGGCAGACTGCCATGCCTTCTCATACCCTTCAACTGCTTCTGCCGGTGCAATCCAAGGCGCTTTTGGGGCTTGCATGACACGTTCAACAATGGCGCTTTGTGCCACGTTGTACATGCGTTGCGAGTCCTTGGTGTTGCGAACCAATCCGCTGATGTAGACCTTTCCATCAACGTGCCATTCGTTACCAACTACACGCGCAAAAGGAATGTGCTTTGATGGGAATTCCTTTTCATCAAGGATTTCCTGCCCGTTCATCTTGCGCCACATGACAATGCGCTTTTTGCTCTTGCGTGTCTTGATGGGCTTCATACCCTCAATAACACTAGAAGGCAGCTTGTCACCTTCAAACGAAGTAGAACCATCAGGCCACATCAGCAGCGTGGCGTCTTTCTCTTCAACGGTGAAGTATTCAACAATACGAATACGCTTTTCACCAGAGAACCAGCCGCCATCCTGTGCAAACTTCCAATCAATTGGCTCTGCATCAGGAAACTGGGCTTTGAAGTCATCTTCCGATAGACTGTCTTCCACAAACAACCAGCGGCGATCAGCGCCAGCAGGGTCTTCACATTCGATGTCATCGTGGACCTTGAACGGGTCAACCACACGACCAATGAAGATGTCCTGGTCAAAGGAATCTTCCGATATGTAGTCATTCAAGACGCGGATATATCCAAGACCGTGAACAACTTGCCCTTCTGTTGCAGTGTCATACGCAACGTCAGCATCGGAGTTTGCCTCGATGTGACGTGCCAAACCCATCAGGATTTCAGCCACTTCTACGTCAGAACCATCATCAGCAGGGCGATAACGGATTGACGGGCGATTCTGTCGGATGTCGTTCGTTACCTGTCGGATGTGCTGAGGCAACTTGTTGATAGTCAACATGGGGCGCATCTGTTGCTTGCGGCCCTGAACGTCCATCTCGTCCCATTGCCACGGATCATCAGGAGATGCTGCGGCAAAACGAATATCTTCCTGCGCTTTCTTGCGGTTGTGCGAAGAATGCTCGAGCGATTTCTCGAACCTTTCTTTCGCAGTAGTCAGGATGTCATCTTCGTTTTTCATGGGGTTTATGCGTTCATCCATGACCGACCTTCTGAGAAGTCAGGCATGGTTTTCAGTTCCTTGCGTTCACGACGAAGCCCTGCGCGTCTTGCGCCCTCGCAGGCGTAACGCAAAGCATCAATCACATGGTTGTCTTTGTCTTCAAGAATGGGCAATACAGAACCCGTCAATGGGTCCGTCTTGTACGAATACAGCGTCAGTTCATCAATCAAGTGCTTGCAGCGTGGATGGACCACAATGTCAAAGGACTTGAGAAACTCCACACCCTCTTCCACAGACCTTGCGCCCTTGATAGCTGCGGTGATCTTTGGGAAACCATTCCTCTGCATGTGAGAGATAGTTTCGGGTCTTGCAGAGTCAGCCACCATGGGCCACTTCTCTGCATCTGGAAGGCTCATAAATAGAGCTGGTGTGTCAACAATCTCACAGCCCACTCGGTAGGCTTCGTAAGGTATGTACAGTTTGCGCCCAACGATGTAGCACTGAACTAGCACCGTTGGATCGACCGAGAACCCCCAGTCCGCACCCTGTCGTATCACAGCAGTCTGATCTACTTCAAACTCTTCTACTGTCCAGTTCTTGAATATTCTGGCTTCGCTATTGCGCTGGTACTCACCGAGCCAAATATGTGCGAACTTGTCTGGGTCACGCTTTAAGTCGTATTCCAACTCTTCGCGCAACTCATCAGGCAACCAAGGGTTATCTCTGTAATTAGCCTGAACAACTACCGATCTTGGTGGTGGAGAGCCCCCACGCAACAAAACATCAATCGGGTCTGTTGACAGTGACGGATTCCAACTGAACCAAAGCTGACTACTTGGCTTTCTCAGCGTAGGCCGAAGCAAATCAAGCGACTTTTGGCTAAGGCTTTGCGCCTCTTCAACCCATGCAACGTCATAACCTTCCAGACTTTTTATCGAGTCAGCGGTATGGTTTTGCATACCTTGGAAGATGATTAATCCGCCGTTCTTGGCGTGTATCTTCTTGTCTTGAACGTCAAAGTAAGCGCCAGCGTTCAGGCTTTCAATCTTGCTCTCTAGCAGCTTCTTCACAGACTGATCAAGCGACTTCTGAACTTCACGGACACACACTGCATCCGTTTTGCGCATGATTGAACGCTCAATCAGCATCTCACCAAAGAAGTGAGACTTTCCAGAACCTCGCCCACCATGTGCGCCTAAATATCGCGCCTTGTCATCCAGTAAAGGTACAAAGACTCTGGGAGTCTGTATGTTTAGCTTCACTTGGAAGCATCAACGATAGTGCGCTCAATGGCTGTAATTGCTACACCGCCAGAATGCTCTGTCTTTGTGCTGTCTCGCCAATCATCAGGGAATCGGCAGCTTATGGACTTTGCCCATACTGAGGCATTGAATCCAGGCGTGTACATGGCAGATTGCCCCGCATCTTCCCACCAAGCCTGCGAATAAGCCCTCATGCGCGTTAATGAGTCAGAAAACTCAGGATGGACACGTGCCCATTCGTAGATGCATTCCCTGCTCACATCAAGTTCAGCAGCAAGACGCGCAATGCTCTTGCCTTCCTTGCCTAACGCAATGGCTGTATCGCAATGTTCCTGTAGGTAGAGAGTTGGTCGTGCCATGATGCCCTTTCGGACTCCCTGATTAACGTCAGGTCGATTGAATAAAAAAGCCCCGCGTCATTTCTGAGGCGAGGCATAAAGTCGGAAGGTTAGTTCCGATCAGGGGGAGTGATTAGGTGCAGGGTGCAAACCGATTGGATAGAGACAGCCAAATGGTTGAGGTTTGACCCCGCCTAACGAAAAAGGCCACCTTTCGGTAGCCCTTGTAAATTTTGGAGGCACTTGTCCTACCGAGTGCTATTGTGCCAATGAATAATTCACTGTCAACATACTACCGGTGTCAAAGTATCCCTGCGTCACGCAGCTTTCCAATCAATTCCATACGAGCCATGAACAGAATGTTGGCGCGTTCTTCCATGTCCTTTGGTAATCGAATGCTTGTCCACACCGACTTGCCTGTGTATAGATTTCTGGCTTGAATCTGGATGCTTGTCCGGTACACGTCCTTCATTTCCATGATGATGTGATCCAGAGCTTCTAGGCGACTGTTTTCCAAGTCACTGTCCATGATTTCGTCCAACGTATCCCATTGGCGTCCGTTTTTGCATTGACGGAACATAGGTGATGAGTTGATCCCGCCGACGTGCTGGTAACTTTTGGCCCAAAGATACCAGTCAACCAACATTGAATTCAGAATTTCATGGGATTCGTTAATCATTCAATCACCCTTTCTACTGTTTTGAATTTGTGCCCGTTGTAGCAACAGCGATACCGTACATATCCTGTCTTTAGCTTTCGGGTTTGAGTAACTTCTGTGTACTTGGTGTCGCAGATTGGGCAATTCACTTTAGATCGTCCTGCATCTTGTCCCACTCTTCGATTTGGCGCATCTTGTACAGGCATGAATCAATCATTTCTTCCAAGTCATGCACCATCCAAGCCCTGAAGTTGAGTTGGTTGTTTCTCAGGCTTACTCCATATTTCTTCAAACCTACGCGCTGGCGTTGAGCAATGATTCTTGCCAAATCAGCTTCCGTCCCTTAAAGGCGCAGAAAGCCTCCGTCCACTTCTATTGTTTGCATTCCAGCTCCTTCAGTTTCTTGCGGTACTTTTCAGACAACATGTGCCCAATTTTTTCTATTTCGTATCAAGGAAATAGCTTGGAGAGTCACGCCGTAGTCTTTGGCAATTTCTTTAAGCATTCGCTTGTCTCCCCTTATTGATAAAACGTCTTTTTCTGTAATCTTTCTGGACATAGAAGCACCTCGCTTCTTGCCCAATACGTCTATGCAATGGCGAAGATTTTGAGAGCTAGAGCAATATTCCAAGTTTGATACATGGTTATTTTTCTTATCACCATCCAAATGATTAACTTGGAATGAATCTTTGGAAGGCTTCCCAACATGGGCTTCCATTACAAGCCTATGCACCAAACAGTGCTTTGCTTTCCCACTTGGCGGCTTTAGCTTTAAGTACAAATATCCATTTTTTGTCTCCCTAATCTTCATTTCAATCGCTGGGAATCTCATCAACGCATCCCCCCACCGACACTTATGAACACCAGTCCTCTCAAGCGATCTCACTGATCCAAAGTTTGAAACCTCATACAAAGTCTCGAATCCAACAACTGGCAACCAAACTTCATCCATAAATAGCCTCCAATCGTTTAACTTTCTTGCGGAAAACCTTGATAAGCCTCTCCAGGTACTCAATGTCGTAACGGGTTAGCTGGTTTTGTCCCATGAGCCATTCCAACTTTTCCTGCCCAATGCGCTCCAAGATTCGCGGCCTGTAACCCTCTAGATTTCCGCTTTTGTGGTTGTTGCAGATAGAGCATCCCTTGTGGATATTCCAAAGGTTGAAGCGCACAGAAGAAGCTGCACCAACACTGCGGAAGTGGGATGCGTGCCATTGACCATCCCAAGTAGCAGGACGCTCACAGGAGCAGCAAGGCAAGTTTCTGTCCCGTAGCCTCACATACTTGTTCACAATGGCTTGGGCTTCAGCTAACCATTGCTGGCGACTCTTTATTGCCTTCTTCCTAGCCTTGGTGCGCTCTGCTTCTTCTTTCTTTGCAGCCTTGACTAGTCTTGAGGCGCACATAGGGCCACACACAGCCTGCATGGGACGGACAGGGTTAAACCATGCTTCACAATGCTTGCAACGCTTTGGCCTTGGAATTAGTGGCTCGTTCCAAGTCATGTCACCGCCTTACTAACAAACCTTGCACTGGATTCCTCCGAGCGCCACACATCGACCCGTAACTCAGCCGCACGCATTTGCCAGCGGAGTAGTTCCTCGATTTCCACTGCCGAGCGAATGCCAGCCAGTAATTCCAAATATTCGGGATGGGCATAGGCGTCCTTTTCTTGTGCAACAGCGGATGTTTCGGAGCTTCCCTGCATGAGCATTGCCTTCTTGCTCTTTCTGAATTCATCAAGATAGACACGGGTTGCTTTTGCTTGCGCGTAAGGAGTGGCGTTTTTGTATATAAAGTCAATCGCCTGGTTAGCGTCCGTTTCTCGTTTGCTCATGCTTTCAATGCCTTCAATAGCCAATCGTCATACGCAGCCTTGGGACTAGAGCCACCGCCAGTAATCATTCCTCCGGCACATATCCACCACTGGTACTCCCATCCGCAATCGAAGAATCGGCCTTTCATGTAAATGCGTGGCTTGTTCACATCTCATCCTTTGAGGTTCTGATTTCCATAGAAATCCAATCAAGCATTCCCCGCACATACTTTTTAAGTTTTTCCTCTTCAATCACATATATGTCTAGGTTTTCAAGATATGAAGCGCACCAGTCCATGCCTCTCTTGACACCTGATTTCTCAGTTTCAATCAATGTCTCAAGCGTGTACAAATCAACAAGTACCTTCTCTCCATCTTCTGAATCACCTACATGGCAATCGCAAAAATCAGGTTTAATCATTCGTTGTCCTCAATGAAACGCATATATCCCCTGCAACGCTCTTCAAATCCACGTCCATAAATCCGCGCTTCCAAGTGCTGAAGACGTTTAGCTAACCAAAGTGCTGCCTCTGCCTTGCCTAGCTTTTTCACGTTGTGGTGGTAGCTCATCCTTGACTCTCTTGCTTCTGCCATTTCTAGAATCTTTCTATCGGACTGCATAAATCCCACGGGATGGCTTGTGGATAAATCCTTCTGCCCACAAGTCGCGGAGTGTTTTGTAGCACTGGCGATAGCTCCAGCCTGTAATCAATTCAAAGTCCTGAAATGACAATGGGCCATGCTGGAGTAGGAGGATTGCTGCGCGGCGTTTATTCATGCTTTCATCCGCAACTTGGCTATCTGTTCACGGATGTGGTCAGGGATTGGCGCTGCCTTCTTGGAGTCTTCTGCAATCTTGACCAGCACGGGGTCTAGATCGCGTTTAGGGGCGCTGCGTAGCTCACCTGGGAACACTCCACGCCAACCCTTCATGATTGAGTTCTCAAGGCTGTTATTTGCGTCGTAGCCTTCTTGGTGGAACTTCATTAGTTCTTTAAGAATGAGTTTCTTTGCAAACTCAGTGACGGGTGCACGTGAACCCATCTTCTTACGCATGAGCCAGAACTCGTCCCATAGCTCGTTGTCAATGTAGGCAGGAAGGCAATTCATTCTGGATACTTCCCGATCAGTCGGTAAAGCTCATCCGCAACCAATTTGATTTGATGCGGTGCAAGAATCACAATTACCTCTTCATCATTTGGAACGTCGCGCTGGTGTATCCAAACGCGCCCGTCATCACCCAAAATAACTTCCGTCTCCCACGATGCCTCTAACTTCATTTATTCCCCCTCCTGTTTATTACTGGTATGAGCGTGGAGCCGTGCCGAAGTACCTTTTGAGCTTGCCTTCCTGCTTCTTCAGGATCGTCCAGCCCTGCTCTTTCAAGTCACTAAGCCTGCGGTGAGGTGAGACACTTGGAAGGACTGCTGCTATGTCCACCGAAGTGCATCCAGACTTGCGTGAAAGCAGTTTTTTCAACTTGTCGTGCTGTGTCATGTTGTTAATCCCATGTGTTAATGAACATCTTGCGTATGGCTTGCAGCGCACATACAGTGCTATTTAGCATTGCTTAAACTTTCATCTCCATGCGACTC